AAGTTCGAATTCATGGTGGCGAGTGGTGGTGAGGTGTAAATGGACTCGTAGTTGCCCTCTTCAATCGGACGCGCATGGCCAAAAAGTCTAGCAACACCTGAAGCTCCATCAAGTGCCATCGAGGCAAAATCAGTAGCCATCGCAAGTCCTGGAGCGAAGCTCAAATACTTCGAGCTCAGAGAGGCCACGTTTGCTAGCGCTGACAAAGTGCTAGAATAACTCTCTCCTTCATTGCGGACTGCAGTCGATCCAGAAAACGTGAAGTCGACAAGTCGAGCATACACCGTTACCGTAATCGGCTGCTCATTGTTGCTGACATGTAACATGGCCCCCACAGTCTCAATACTGAGACTATGCATTTCGGAAAATTCTTGTGCAAACAACCATGAGCCGGAATATTGCCACATGTAGTTACAGCGAAATTTGGCGCCCCCATCACTTGTGATATCCCAATAAAGGCAGTCACGTTGTGATGAATTCAACCTACGCAGTGGAGATGTGACATCTGAATCAGTGTAGAAGAGATTCTGATTTGGTAAAGGCATAGTTGCTATTTGGAGCGTACAACAGTGTCCTGATGTCTTACTTGCAACAAAGGAAAGTTCCACTGAAGCTTTTCCGACGGCCCAGCACTGCAGCTTCTCCTTGATGTTCGGATCAGCAAACACTGCTTGGAAGGGGTCTACACGTTGAATGACTTCTTGATCAAGCCGAAGCTGGAATGTTCCAACTTTCACTGGACGCTCAAAGAAGTCAACGAATTGTGCATCAGCATCTGACACGATCATTGGTAGCATCGTGGGTGGTGGAGATATAGGAGACACCTCTTCTTCAGTCACGAACTCAGTCAGACCTTCAATCACCTCACTCTCACTCTCCGCAGTTTTCACCCAAAATTTCGGATATGGATATATGCGGGGGGCATCCAGAGGTCTACTATGTGCAGTGTAAGTGCTCTTGGCCTTGAAGTCTGCTACCTTTTGATCGTACGGTGTTGTGAGGAAAGCACCACCCAAGGGCAAACAAGTTACGCGTCCATACTCTAAGATACGGGACACGGCCCAATCATGGGCTTCACGGCCATAAAAGAAACACTCATTAGCAACAGCACGTAAGGTGTCAATATGCTGTTCCTCAAAGTTCGCAACCTTTGATCTCTCGAACCATTCAAGAGGCTTGAAAATGGAGATAGGATCAAGTAGACCAATAGCACATGAGAGATCTTCATTAAACCAGATTTTCGATTTGAGATATGCCTCTGTATAGACATTTGATACTCGTTGAAAGACTGATCCTTTTTCAGGGGGTGTGGCTGTTAAGCCCCACTCATTACAGTCTTCTGCATAAGTTATCGAATTCCAGTGCTCAAGATCGATCTCCTCTGAAACTGTGGAAAGAAGATCATCACCAAGATCCCTCATCGACACAAACTCCCGGAAGTAAGCATTAAAGTCATTATGCTTGAAGAAGCTACTTCTAATAATTAGTGCTCCTACAATTCCGTTCATGTGTGCGGTGAGATTAGTTCCTGATGGTTGAATGGTTTCACCCTGCGTTACGTACCCAGCAAAGTTTAACAACGGGAACAGGAATTCATTGGCCACGTACCTCACGCAGATAAGTTCCTGCTTTGAGTACCCGAGATGTTTGCAAATTTCAACGAAAACAGACGTTGCCGTGGCACGAATGGAAATGTGCTCTGAATGATCATACGTTGAAAAATCAGTCGCGATGCAACGATCTGGATGCTTGAGAAGATCAGCCATATGCGTTTGCCATCCAGAAGAGAGGCGATCCAAACCAATGGACGTTTCAAATTTCTCTGGATGTTGGTTAATAACGAACATGGCAGGGCCGAGCCATTTCTGAACCAACATGTAACGAATCACACTGTCAGCAAAGAACACACGCGCCTTATCGCACTTCTCGAGCAAACGAGACTCGCTCTTGAGCGTTGCATTAAAGGGAATGCCGGACTGAACTCCAGCCAAGATTTGAACTTCTGTGTCGAGAATCATCTGCTCAACTTCAGGGAGGAACTCATGCCTCTCAATGGCTGCGTTGAAGGTCATAATCTGGGACTTCGAAACTCCGAAAGGATACCCAGCACTTTTGTCAACCTTTATTGAACCACAATATGGATGCCCTTCTATTCCATAGACAATCTCACCATAAGTTAAAGGGCGTCCGGAGAACCATGGTTGACGGCGTGTGATGGTAACACACTCTGGGACCACGGAAACGTAATCTTCGAAAGCTCGTTCAAGCAAATCTGGAGGAATGGAACGTGTTTCGGTGCTTGTTCCTAAGATGACTGAAGTTCTATAATTCTTATTCATGTCCATCTTTGGAACACCATAGCAAGGTTCTCGATTAAAAATTTCAAAGAACTCCTTGACATAGGGGTTTGCTTCCATTGTACATCTTGACTTTCGCGAACCACGGTCAATATCAGCAATGGCATAGTAGCTCAACTGAGGTGGCAGGAACATCCCAATGCTGTGTGGATGGAACTCACTGTTGACCCTTTTAACTGAACGAGTCAATGGGTTTACCGTCACCAAAGGCCCCGGTTGTGTAGGGGCAACATAGGCTGGACATAGTTGCAAATGTTGTAGTGCAAGCATGTACATACCGTGAGTGAGAATTCCTGCGTTCCCTGTCCGCTGATCTTTTGAACCAGCAAGGTGAAAACCCTCAAGTGTGACACCCAAGTGCTCCCTCAAGAGTGGTGACATACACAATCCGTTGTACGTATCAAACGGCAAAGCATAAGCCCATGATGCAAACTCACCACCACGTGTACTCCAAACCTGCTCACGAACTGCATGAACACGAACACTATTATTAAGCTCGGACTCGGTTGTCGGCTTCCTCGAAAGAAAATGGCCAACAATCTGCGAAGCATCAACAGTCACGTGTTTAGGCAATAAGTACGAAAGGTCCTTCACCAATCTGCCACAAGTAAACAGGCAGACCACAAAATCAACACCAGGCACTTTGTAATGAGCACTGATGTAGCCTTTATGCAATATCTTAGAACTACCGATATAACTGGTAATTTGAAGTTTCGCTGAGGCATTAATCTGGTTTTGTGTATCGATTAGGACATGAGCAGGAAGAAGAAGAACGTTCGTTTGGAGAAAGAAACCTTCGCTAACATTGACTGTGTTGATAGAATTGAGGTGGTGGACCTCCACAGTCACTAGATTATCAAAAACGGCCTTCTTGGCATGATCTATTGTCATATTCTTCGACTTCCCTTCGGCTTTTCCTCCACCAATAGGGACTTTCTTCCACGATTGGACTTCCTCTGATTTAGCCAACTCTTTCTTCTGAACCAAAGACATGGGCTCGGAATAAGGTTTAACGTCAGAGGCATCCTCAGAATCAAGGGTTGCAAGAGCTTCAACTGAAATATAGTTACTCTTACTTCGAGCTTCGTTAAAGGCTTCAAGGACCTCAGTGACCGTCTTATTAATCTCTGCGGAAAGTTCGACCCGTTTTGATTGAGAAACGCCAACATTTGACAAATCCAGTGTCAACTGTTTAATCTTTTCAGTTGCACTTTGGTTTTTGGCTGACAGATCGTTCGCTCTACAGCTCTGATGGATGAGTACACCAACAAAGCCAATTACCCCAGCTCCACAGAGCCAATGCAACCACTTGCTTTCTCTCCATGATGGTGGACGGGCGGCCATCGCCGCGTCAATCTGTCTCCAGGTCCTACGTTCCAACAATTGTAAAGCCTTCGAAGGCAATCCACACAACTGCAGCAAGCACTTGAAAGAATAAATGCAATACAGCAACAGTGAAGGAACAATGTAGATTAGTGGGAACCAGAAGTTAGAAGACGTGGTGCATATAGGCCGACTAAATTCTGGTTTAAACTTCAAGAGCAATGCGAGAATAGGCTTTTCGTGGAAGGGGAATTGTTCACGACAATGTTTCTCTTCTTTGTAAGAAAGAAAAAGTAAACAACCCATGACAACAGCGAACACAAAATAAGTCCACATGTTAATCATCCTAGCGACTGTTCCGCAGGTGGTTGACCAGTTGAAAAACCACTCACTGTATGCCTCATCGATCCATCTCTCGACCATCATCAAAGCTCTGATCTCGAGTCGAGTGAGCACGGCGGCAACAATAGCACTAAAAGATTCACTCTCAGCTGCTTTAACCGCTGCACATTTTCTGCACGTACCTGGAATCATGTGATGACTGCAGTAAACGATTTTCTTCGTGCAATTGGAAGTCTGTTCTCTACGAGCTTCGTTGACAAAGTGAGTGTCAACTTGCTCTTTGACGTAATGCATAGCTTCAATGTGGTCCATGTACTTGGTAATGAACCTCATTGTCCCATCTGCGTTCACCTCGTATGCGCGGTAACGTAGATGTTTTGGAAATCCTTGGTGTGTAGGATCAAGCTTTGTTTTGTCTAAGACTATTCCTTCACGAAGTGAATCATTCTTCGGACTCTTCTCAAACTCAGGATCGGGATTTACTTTCGTGGACTTCTTGAAAGCATAATCAGGGTGAACGGTACACTCAATCTTAGTTCCCATACGCCTCCACACCGACTCAGCATCGTTTGACTCATATTGAGCCTGCATAGTGGGTGTGTTAGTTGTCACCAAAAAGAAGGAAGCGTGGTTGAACTTCGTGCCCTTTTCTTCGATAGCTGCTCCGGTGAATGTTGTGACTTCGGAGTTGACGTAGCGCAAAATACGCGCAGTAATGGACATATCGCGTTTATTGTGAAGCAAATTGCCCATGTCATCCCACTTAATCAATGTAGTTGCACTGGAGAGAGATGTGTCGTACTTGTCTCCATCACTAACGGAGCTAGTAAGCCGATTAGGTACAGACCTGATCTGATGTAACCACAGGTCAATAAATTCGGCCATGACAGTCTTACCGATTCCTGGAGCGCCGAAGAGAGTGATGGCGTAAGGCTGCATTTTAGACTTACCGCTTTGTGAAGCGGCTTTCCAGTCTTCCTTCCATACCATGACTCGGGACATATGTCCCATGTAAATGCGCTTTTGGACAACACCCTTGTAGAGATGCTGTTCGCTGAGCAATTTCTTCTCTGCTGCTAAGAAAGCCTCCAATATATCTTGTTGGCTTATCTTTTCATCATAATAAGAACCAGACTTAAGCATGAGATGATATCTCTCAGCGCGAAACCAAGTCGCATCGTCACGAGCGCCTTCC